TATGGTTTGCACAAAGCAGATAATACCTTAGAAGTGTGTTTCATTTGCACAGTATGAGAACTTCCAGTTATTCTTTCCACATGAAAAGCCGAGTCTGTTATAACATTTTCACTATTTATTGATTCTAAAGTTCCACCATCACTAATTATGGGTAACAAAATATTTGGTGGGTTGTAGTCATTACCATTTCTCTCTAATAAAGAATAATCAAAATAACTAGTTTTAATATTAGGACTTAACATATATATTTGAGACATATTTAATGAATGAGAAATTTTTGTTAAACTGTTAATTTTGTTTCCTTTTTGGGTGTATAAATCATGGGTATCTATATCACTAGTATTTCCACTATTATATTTTTTATATTCACTTAAGTTTAACAATTCAATTTCATCTATTCCCTTTACAGATTCGGCATCTACGGAATTGAAATGCCAATCAAATGTTGCTTCTACTAATCTAACAATGCCCCATCTTTTAAGTTGGCCTGTTGTTTTAGTTGAACTTTTTATTTCCGATATTTCATAATCGTTATCATCTCTAATTGTAGCGTTTGTTTTGCCGTGATGGTCGTGATTAATTTGTGTACCTTTTGTTCCCTTGTTTTCAAACATCAACCCATATTCACTCATAGACCTATCAGAAAATGATATATTGTTAAATCTTAATTTTGAAGTAGGATATAGGTCTCCCGTAGCATACAAAGAATATGGCCTTGCTCTCCAATCATTGTTAACTAAATCTTTTATATTACCTAAAGTAATAGTAGTGTCTACATTTTTAGTTCCATCTGCTCTGCTAAACCAAGTTATATCTGAATAATTACTTGCCATATCTCTTTGGCCGTTTGGCAACACCTTAATTCCTGTTGTATATCCTTTGATTTTATGTTTCCTTTTAGCAGATTGATAAATATTATTAGAAGTATATGAATCATAAGGTATTAGAGTTTGATTCTCAAATGATTGTAAATCAATAAACTTGTAGGTATCTTCGGGTGCAAAATAATGTTGAAATTGATGTTTTAATTTATGCACAAAACCACCTGAAGGAAGATTACTATTCAATAAATAAAAACCTGCGTGGTGGCTAAGAGTATCATTTATTGGTGATAAAAACCTATTATCATATGTATTATTATCCTGTACCCCTAATGCTATTGGAAAATTAGGTGCAACAGTTATTATATTTTTAGAATCATTAACATCATTAACATCTATTACATGAAACATTTCTGATGAGACAATATTTTTTTGTGTGTATTCTATACTAGTTTCTTTCTCCTTTCCTATTTTTAATAAATATGTACTAGAAGGCATATCTTCATCAACGTTTATGCCATTACTAACAATATTTCTTTTATTTACCTTTGAAGGTTTCAATATATCATAACCATAAGAACCATCCGTTTCAAAAGAACCATTATTAGAAGTTAATTTTAAATCTGAATAAGTAAATCCGTTATTACTTCCCGAATCAGCACTAGAATCATATGTAAAATTTAATCCGTTATTGAAAATTAATCCTTTTTCAGAAGTATTTGTGAAATCAGTAGGTCTAGTTGTTTCATTTACGTTAGTTGCTAGTGCCTTTACACCCGAAATAAATCTAGAAGAATTATCTAATGGATTGTAATAATATATGTTAGTATTATCTGCTATCGAAGCATATGCCTTGTCTTTCAATGTAATAATAGTTTTTTCACTACCCGATGCAAGGCTATTATCTCCTGAGTGAGAACCACTACTATACTCTCCTAATAATTCATAAGATGAATTAAAGAATAATGTATATTTTGTAAAGGTCTGATGTCCGTCAACTTCTATTGTTATTGTCGTATCTTTCACAGTTGTTCCTCTTGAATTATGAAAAGAAGTAATATTATCTATATGAGGATTTAACGTTGAATATACTATATCATCTGTAAAGTTTAAATTTTTATTTACAGTATTCGTAAGTAAATTAGCAACTTCATCCCTTCCTGAAATAGTATAAGTCATCATTCCATTTTCATTTTTAGATTCTATATCTTCCACATTACCGTTGAATATTTCTTCATTTAATGTGAAACTACCATTGTAATAATACATTCTAGAAATAGGAGTTTTCTGATAATATTGTTTTGTAGGTTCTAAAACAGTTAAATATTTATGTGTCTTGTCTCCATAATTTACTCTTAAATCATGTCCTCTTTTATTAGTTATTGATAACCTTGAATTGTATAATTTTGTATTCTTAACTTCTATCGTTCTATTATCTAAAGTCAACCTATCGCTTTGGTCGTGTCTTACTGTTGTATCGGCTGCGAACTCAACATTTAGTTTATTGTTAGAATAAGGAACTATATAACAATCAACATTCGTTACTATTTTAACAGCATTACTTCCTCCTAACCCACCTTGTTGAGTAACAAAAACATTATTATTAACAGGCTTAATAGCATCTAAATAAATTTTTTGCGTAGTAATAGTATAGTCTCTTGTAGCAACATTAGATACCACATAATTATACCCCTCAACTTCTATAATAGTACCATCGGCTAGAATAGAAGCATAATCATACTCTCCTGTTAATCCATTTATAGTTAAAACATTAGTTTCATATGCAGTTGAAGTAACAGTATGTTCTATTTTTTTAAGTTTTATACTATCTGAAAATAAACCATTTCTAACTACCATTTTAGAATCTTCTGTAATTTTCAAATGTTGAGTTCCACTATTATCTAAAGTGAGAACAGTAGCCATTTTACTCATTTTATTTTTAGGGTTATTTACTATTGTATCTAGTGTTGTAGGAATTTTATCATTCTTTAAAGAAGCAGTTTCAAATGTTATATATTTCATAGCCCCGTTTAAATTTTCACTTTCAGTCCAAACATTACCGGAAAAATCATATGAATCGGTAGAACTTCTTTTCATTAGCGGAAACGCTTTATTCCAATATAAAGGGTCAAAATTACTATCATCTTCATCATCAACTAATACATTATCAACCAATATAGCATCCATTAAACCTCTGCCTTTATTTTGTATGGTATTGTCATATTTTCTTTCCGTTTTGAACACTACATTTTGTACAGTTTCGTTTATGTTCAAAGTAATATTTAACCCGTTACCCGCAGATAATGTTAAAGAAGGTCTGTAAAAGTCAATATAAAATCTATCATTACCATATAATTTTTCTATATTTCCTAAATAACTTGTTCCATTAAATATTGACATACCTTCTGCTAAATCATCATAATGTGCAGAAGAAACTGTAAAGTAATTATTAGTACCACCTGCTTGATATTGGGTATGTCCCCCTACAACATTTATTGCTGTAATAGTATCGCTATTATTCCAAGTCCTACTAGATGTTACAGTATATTTTTCATTATAATCTAATTGGTCTTTTTCTTCCAACCTATCATTATAAAAATAAAACGTAGGGGTATTTACGTTACATATTTTATCATATTTATCTGTTGTAGCAGACGAATCCCCTCTAAGACCGTATGATACTGCTACCAAATCTGTATCTGTTTTTGCCGCACCTTTGTATATTTCAAACTTAGTTCCCTTTGGTATTTCACCATTATATTTAGGACTGAACTCTACACCATCACCAAACTCATCAAAGGAAACTATTCTAGTTATTTTAGCAAAATGAGCATTAACTGAATCAACCCCCCTACCACTTGCAGTATCAACAATATCATGGTTTAAAATTATAAAATAATCATGGTCTTCTATATCAAAACCTACTCTATTAGGAGGAAAATCTAAACTAGAATGATAAGTTGCTCGTAGGTTAGTAGCAATATTATTAACAGTTTCATCGGCAAACTTAGAATCATATATTTTTACCTTGAAAGATGGTGTTGTTTCTTTATTTGTAGTGGCTACTATCTTTGTTTGAACTGTTCCATCCTTTCTAGGTGCTTTTCTTATTTCAGTAAATATAATGGATTCAACAGGACTTGCTGTTATATATCCTGTTTCATTTTCTAAACCTGCTGTATATAATGTAGGATTAACTGAAACATTTTTGAAAGCCTTTGTTTTGTTATTAGTATTATTTCTACTACGGTAAATATTAGACCCATTGCTAATACTTATTTCATTTTCACTAACACCTGTATTCAAAGGAAATAGCATTCGACCCGACATTTACTCACCAAATGTATAATAAAATAAAATGTTACTGTAACTAGGTGTTAAAGTATTGAGTGTTAAACTTGGTTCTTTTCCTTTGTGCATTGAGATTTCAAAAAGTTCTCCCATAAATTGTTCACTAGTAAGAGTCCCTTTACCTATTCTAGATTCACCATTATTGGTAGTTGAATCAAACTCAAACGTAGGTACTGAAAGAGTTTGAGTTTTAATAGATTGATTGTTAACATACAATTCTATTTGACCGTTCTTTCTATACGAACAAGAAACCTTGTAAACTTCTTCTAAATACAGTGCTTCTCTAGGTTGAGAAACATACACATCTCCTGTAATTGTAGAAGATTGAGATAGGGATAATGTAGCACTACGATTAGTTCCTAAAGTATTTTTACTCAAAACCTTTCCTAAACTTACACCACTGCTATTAAATATTTCAGTACCTCCACTATTGTTCGCCCCTAATTCATCTAATATTACTAATTTTTCAGCATCCGTTCCCGAAGTAAATGTAAGTAACGCACCTGTAATACTAGCAACAGAAGTTAATTTAGTCAAACTAGTATTATGTTTTTCATAATAACCATTAGAATCATAATAACCGTGTAAAGTATTAACAGCAGTTATAATAGAATTATCGCTAGAAACAGTAGTAGTCAATCCCGAAGTATTTGTAAAATCAACACACAATTTATATTCAGCAGGTTGATTATAATTAGTAGTCGTAGTATTCTGTAAATAAAACTTAAACTTATTATTGTAAAATAACATCATTTTATGAGATAATCTATTTGTTATGTGGTCTGTTAACAAATTACCTGTTCCAAAATACCTAGCGCTTTGAAAGTTAGTTTCTATTTCATCTTCGGCAGGGCTTGGTGGAGTTCTTGTAGAAGTTTTTGTATCTACATCAGCAGAAGCATGGCCGTTTCCATTAACGTCATATGGTGTTATAATTGCCTCAATGGTAAAGTTATCAGTATGATTCCAAAAGTTGCCTTTAGACGTGGCTGTACCTACTGTATCGGCATCTAATTTTAAATAACCATCACACATAACAGGAAAGACTAATGCTTTAGAATCTCCAATATATACGTTAGCCATTTTTCTTCACCTCAATCAAAGAAATTATCGCCTATTACCGTTGCCTCTTCAAAGTTTAAACTAAAACCAATACTAGGAAACTCAGAAGCAATTATACTGGTTGTAAAGGAACGTATAAAACCCGAAACACCCGTATGATTATTAGATATGTCAATACGATTTCCTTCTTTATCTTGAACATCAAAAACTGTTGATGGACTATCCATTGTATTCCCCGTACCAAATGCAAAGGAATTGTCATACGCTCTATTTTTAAATGTGAACGGTATAATTGGAACTTCGGATATATCTAAAGTTTCCATTACTTCTTTAGTAACAGTAGTATTATCTTTTTTTACTGTTCTTTGCTCAAACTCATTATCTACCTTACTAGGATAAAAGAACAATATTTTGTTAATATTTTGGTCTCTTTGTAAACTGCTAGAATCTGCATATGAATGTATTAATTGTGCTATTTCAAATGAAGTCATAACTACCTGTTTAACACTACCCGTTGATGAAGATTGTTTAGTTATAGTTTGTTCTGTTAATACACCCTGTAAATCTATTGTTTTAGAAGCAAGACCCATATCAAATGCTATGTTAGTTGATTCTCCCTTTATTGCACCTGTAAATGGTATTGGTACATTAGGTACAGTTTTATTTGTATTAATTGTGATGGATTCAATATGTAAAGGTATTCTGTTAGTAGTACTATCACT